ACGGCCAATCCTGGGGTTGCGGACCTCACGATTGCCTCGTTCGCGCCGCGCAACACCTATACGCTGCCGTCGCCGGTCAATGCGACCCTGACGCTGGCAGGCTTTGCGCCGTCGCTCGGGTTCAGCGCATTCCCCGGCGTCGGAACCCTGACGCTGGCAGGAAAGAACGCTTCTTCGGTTCTTGACCTTCCGCCGAATATCGACGCAAGGCCGTCCGAGGGCGATCTTGACCTGACTGGTTATGCGCCGGATGTCCGTAATGACATCACGATTGCGGCGGATGTCGGCGCGCTGACGATTGGCGGTTACGCCCCGTCGCTGGATTTCGGACTAGGGCCGGATGTCGGTGCGCTGACGGTCGAAGGCTTTGCTCCTGCGGTCTATCTGCAAGAGCAGATTTGGCTCACGCCGGATGTTGGTGGCCTGACGATTGAAGGTCACGCACCGACCACGATGCACGGCGGGGCGTGGGCGATCAGTCCCGGCGCTGCCACGCTGACGCTGACCGGCCATGCGAATTTCTCGGCGGATCAGGTTCCAGAGACGAACGCCGGAGGCTGGAACTACGGGTTCCAAGCTCGCAGGCGCACGCCGCTGGAGATTCAGCGCGACCGCGAGAAATTCGGCGTACTGCCGAAGACGGTCCAGAAGGCGCTTCAGCGGGCGGCGAATCTCGTCGTGCGCAAGGTCGCCACGGACGACGAAGCGGAAGCCCTTGCACAGCAGATTTTGCTGCGGGATTCCATCCGCCAGGTCGAAGCGGCGGCGCGGGCTGAATTTGAACGCGCCCAACTGCGCTGGAAGCAGAGTTACGAATACATCGTTCAAGCCCTGATCTTGCAAGCCCTGCAAGATCAGGTCCGCCAGATGGAAGAAGCTGAAGCCTTCCGGCGGCAGGAAGAGGACGACGAGGCGATGGCTGCGGCTGCGAGTGTCTTCCTCGGATGGTTATAGCGGAACGCACCCCGCGCAAAGGCTCCTTCGGGAGCCCTTTTCATCGGTGCAACGGAAAGAATCATGGATCAAGACAATGCGACTAGCCCGGTCGAACCGGATGTCGCCCCTGAGATCGGCGCAGAGGCGACGGAAACACAACCCGAGCCTCAAGTAGACGAAAACGGCGAACCCGTTGAACCGAAGCCGAAACGCGCGATCAAGTTCGTTGACCACGACATTGAGTTGCCCGACGAAGTGGACGATTCGGTGGCCGAGAGGCTTTCGGCCATCGGCAAGGAACTGGAAGCCGGCGTCACGCGCAAGTTCCAGACCGCCGCCGAAGAGCGGCGTGCCGTGGAACAGATGCGGGCGCAGTTCCAGGCGGAACAGGCGGCGCAGAGAGAGGCGTTCCAGGAAGTCGCCGAACTGACTTATCTGGACAAGCAACTCGAGGCGTACAAGGATTGGGGACCGGCGCAATGGCAAACCTTCGCCGCGCAAGACCCCACGGCAGCGCAGCAGCACTTCATGCAATGGACGACGTTGCAGAACCAGCGGGCGCAAGTGGCGCAAAAGCTGGAGAGCAAGAAGACCGAATTCACCCAGCGTCAGCAGTCCGAATTAGCCCGGATGGTGGACGAGGGGCAGCGTCAACTCGCGGAGAAGATTCCCGAGTGGGGCGCGACCAAGCAGAACCAGATCGCAAAACATTCCCAAGAGGCATACGGATTCCGGTCCGATGAGTTGGCGAATGTGTTGGACCCGCGAGTGGTTCTGATGATGCACGACGCCATGCTTTACCGGCAGTCGTTGAAACAAGCCAAGGCGGCAAAGCCTGAAGCACCCACCCCCCAACCTGTGCAAAAGGTCGGAAGCGCGGCTCCTGTGAGTAGAACGCCCGACAAGATGAGCGACAAGGAATGGATCGAGTGGCGAACCAAGCAAGTCCAGCGCAGCAATCGGCGCTGACCACCCTTTTCCATTAGGAGACGCCAATCATGGCGAACGCATACCTGAACAACACGGTGATTACGCGCGAAGCCGCGCGGATTCTCCACCAGACGGACAACTTCATGGGTTCGGTCAACCTGACCTATGAAGACCAGTTTGCACGCACGGGCGCCAAAGCCGGAACGACCATCGGAATGCGCCTGCCGACCAAGTACAAGGCGCGCAAGACGGCGACCTTCGCCGGTCAGGATCACGTCGAGCGCAGCACGCCGCTGGCGGTCCTGTCGCAATGGGGCGTGGACGTTTCGTTCTCGACCTACGACCGGACGCTGAAACTGGACGACTTCAGCAAGCGCGTCATCCAGCCGGCCATCAAGCAACTGGCGTCGGAAATCGCCGGTCAATGCCTCGGCGATGCGTACAAGCTGGTGAACAACTACACGAACGCGACGACCAACTCGGCGCTGACGTACAAGTACTTCCAGACGGCGGGTGCCCGCCTGACGGACGAACTGGCGCCGACCGGGGACCGCACCGCGCTGCTCAACCCGATGAGCATGGTCGAGTTCATGGACGCCACCAAGGGGCTGTTTGCGGCTCAGAGCAATCTGAACGAGCAGTTCCGCGAGGGCATCATGGGCCGTACCGGCGGGTTCGACGTGGGCGAGAATACGATGCTTCCGGCGCACACGACCGGCTCGCTGGCGGGTTCCCCGCTGACGAACGGCTCGACGCTCGGCACTTCGACCACGGCGAATTCGTGGGTTTCGCAGACCACGCTGAACATCGACGGCGCGACTTCCACGACGACCATCAAGGCGGGCGACATCATCACGCTGTCGGGCGTGTATCGCGTCCACCCGGAAACGAAGGCCAACACCGGCAAGCTCCAGACGTTCGTGGTGCAGGCCGATGTGACGCTGACGACCGCTGCGACGGGTTACGACGTGGTGGTCAAGCCGGGTCTGATCTACGGCGACGGCAATGCGTTCCAGAACTGCGTGCTGTCGGGCGTTGCCAATACGGACGGCCTCACGGTCACCCGCATCGGCGCCGCTTCGACGCAGTTCGCGCAGGACATGTTCTTCCACAAGGATGCGTTCGCCCTGGCGTTCGTGGACCTGGAGGACGTGTCGGCCTACGGCGCGTCGTGCGCGAGGGTCAACACCGATTCGGTGTCGATCCGCTTCGTGCAGCAGTACGGCGCCACGGACGACGTGGTGAAGGCTCGCTTTGACGTGTGCTTCGGCTTCGCGGCCCTGTACCCGGAACTCGCGTGCCGTCACCTGACGACCGCTTCACTCCTGTAGTGACCGCTTGGGGGGACTTCGGTCCCCCCTTTTTTCAATCAACCAACGAGGCTTTGTGAGTCGAAAACTCGGAAACAAGCGACAGGAAGAAAAGACGAGCGGCATTCACGCTTACGTCTGCACGCCCGCCTACGACGGGAAAGTGGAGTGCAATTACAGTCAGTCGCTCGCGGAAGCGGCGTACTGCGCCCCGCTATACGGGATTCGCATGACGGCGGCGGTGATGGGCAATGGGGCGTTCATCGACCTGGCCCGCAACGTCTTCGTCAACAACTTCCTGACCAAGTTCACCGACACGACGCACCTGTTTTTCATCGACGCGGATTTGAAGTTCCAGCCGAATGCGTTCATCGGTCTGCTGCAAGCCAATCTGCCGATCTGCTGCGGAATCTACCGGCGGCGGCAAGACCCGGAGGATTACCCGTTCCGTGGGGTCGAAAACCCCAACGGCGGGGGCTTGTGGTTCGTGGACGACTGGCTGCAATGCGACCGGGTGCCCACGGGATTTCTGTGCATCCGGCGGGACGTGATCGAGGAAATGGCGACGGACGCGCCCAAGATTTACGTCCACGGGCACGGCGAGATTCCGTGGCTGTTCCACACGACCTTTGACGGCGAGTGGGCGCCGAAGGACGGGGCCAAGTTCATCGGTGAGGACTACGGGTTTGCCGACGACTACCTGAAGAAGTACGGCAAGCCGATACCCGCCTGGACGAACTTCGATTTCGTTCACGGTGGTTTCACGGGAAACCTTTTCAACTGGCTGACGGCTGAAAAGGACAAGTTTGACGCTGCCAAGCAGGACGGCGGCGGCGCCGATCATTCGCTGAGTGCAGCCGCATGAGTTACACCGAACTGCTGATTGGCTGCGGCAACGACAAGAGCAAGCGGGTGACGTGGCCGGATGTTCCGGCAACATGGCAGAGCGTCACGACGCTGGATTGGGACATCGAATGCAGGCCGGATGTCTCGCATGACCTGAACATCCTGCCGTACCCGTTCAGGGACAACGAGTTCAACGAAATCCACGCATACCAATGCCTCGAACACACGGGCCGGCAGGGTGATGCGCGGTTCTTCTTCAGTCAGTTCTACGAGTTCTGGCGGATGCTGAAACCGGGCGGGTTCTTCGTGGCGACGGTGCCGATGTGGGACGGGCCGTGGGCGTGGGGTGATCCTTCGCACACGCGCGTCATCCCGAAGGAGGCGCTGATCTTCCTGAACCAGGACGAGTACAAGCAACTCGGTCGGACTTCGATGGCCGACTACCGGAAGTTGTGGAAGGGCGATTTCGAGACGATTGCCGCGCAGGAAGGGGACTACGAACTCGGGTTCGTGCTCAAGGCGCGGAAGTGAACTATTCGCCTTATGTAGACCAGCCTCGGGAGATCACGCTCGAGACGTTCGCCAAGTGCAACGCGACCTGTACGTTTTGCCCGTACACGACGATGGACCGGATCGGCACGAAGATGTCGGACGAACTGATCGAGCGTCTGATGGGCGAGATGGAGCGGTTCAAGCATCCGTTCGCGCTGACGCCGTTCAAGGTGAGCGAGCCGTTTCTCGACAAGCGGGTCATTCCGCTGTGCGAGGACTTCAACCGGCGGATTCCGCACGGGTATCTGCGGCTTTTCAC